TCACATCCGACAGACCGGCCAGACTCTTGGGCGCCGCTACATACTGGAGGTTAGCGCCTCTGAAGGTCGCATTCCTTGCCACAGCTATACCTTCTGCGCGAAGAAGTCAGCTTTGTCCCCGTTGCTGGTCGTATCGAGCCAAATGTCATACAAATCGAGGAAGTTCTTGTCAGTTTCCAGCGTGATTGATTCGCCACTGTCCAGCCCCGAACCAACGCCAGCCCCAGCGTTGAAGTCACTGGAGCCACCGACAATTATCTGTCCGCTGTTGGCCTTCTGAGCGTAGATGACAACCCTACGCGCCCTGATAGAAGTCGAATGAAGTCTTACCGGGGTTCCTGCTGCCGCAACCGTCGCGAACCCAATAGCATGGGTCGGTAAATGAGTCGTTGCCATCGTCTATCCTCCAGCCGCCACCGCTAGCCCTAACTGTTGTCTGCTACGAAGTCCACCTTGTCCGAGTTAGTAGCTGCGTCGGCGTACCATTTCTCTAGTCGTTCGTATCCGTCGAACAACACAGTGAAGGCGTCCCCAGGCGAGATTGCCACCCCGTTCGAGGAGCTTACCGTGCTATAGCCCACATAAACTATGCCAGTGTTATCGGCTCCCCATGATGCCCCGCACAGTGCCGGACGTTCCGCTCTGAACTGCGGTACCAGCCGAGGTCACGGTGATGGTTCCTATGAGAGCCATTACTCCACCACCCTGTTCTCGGTCTTCTTGTCGGCCATCGATCGATTCGAGGAGTTGCGGGCCAACCGGAACCTGTCCGGCATAGCCTCGGCCATTGCCTTAGCCTGTGCCAGTGGGACTTCCATAGCCTCGCCCGCCGGGAAAACCTGCCCCTTATAGCCCAGGTCGTCAGTCGTTATGTTACGCACTTTTGCCATAGCAGCCCTCCGGGGCAGGCGTCTAGGGAGTGACCTAAGACGCCGCGCCCCGCTCTGAGTGCTAGCTGTCAGCCCTAGCTGACGCCAGTTATATCGTACTGGAGAGCCGTATGGGTCTGACTTGCCAGCGTCCCGCGTTGCGTCAGAGCATGACGGAAGCTGATGGTCACAATGTTGCTACGCTTCTGTGTATCACGGAACACATCCACAGTCATGTCGCGCCGGAAACCTTGATACCACTGGGTCTTATTGACAATGAGGACTGAACCCGTGTCTGCGGAGTTGCCCGCGCTGGTTACCTTGCCGTCCGTGTCAGCCAGCCGCATCTGTTCGGATGCGATGACCGGGATGCCACTAATGGCTCCGAGTTGACCCGTCAAGATGGTCGCGTTCGGCCCCAGCTTGTCCATCGTGCGGAAGTTAGTAATGCCCTGCGACCTGATGAACGTGTTTACGTCCATTATCCAGACAAGTTCTGACGGCCTTGTGCCGTACTTGTCGAGCTTCGACCTTATCTCGTTGAACATATCGTCCGAGACTGCCGCGTTGTGGTTGTTCGCTTGCCCGGTAGAGTCAATTAGGCAAGCGTGACGAAGGCCGTCGTAGCCGATGAGCCACTGCGCCTTGTTCGCCGTGGTAGTTGCGATAGTCGCGCCGTCTGCGTTGATGTTGTTGGCTGCGGTGGTGTCCGCGTTCAGGATAATGTCGTCCAGAATCTCGGCTGCATTCCTCACTAGCCCTGACCGTATTTCAGGCAGGAGAGCGATGATGCTGTCTTCTTCGATGGAGAAGCTGAAGCTGACCTGGGAGACTAGCTCGTAGGCGGTCAGGGTCTTCTTCGCCGTGGCCGGGGTGGACTCCGTCGCCGTAGTATTCTCTGTCCCCGGATACCATGAGGCATCCCCCAATTGGGTCGGAAGGTCGAACGGGTTGCTCGGCATCGCTATCGTCGGGATGAGCGGCGCAACCTGTGTCTGTAGGTTTACATCCATCCACAGGGCTGAAGCCTCAAGCGTCGGGACAAGCTCGTCGCCAGTAGCCGAACCCGTCGCAGTCAGTGCGCGGGTCTGGGAGTCGATGGCGCGGGAGTATTCCCTCAACATCGGCTTGGCGTTGGGGTGATGCTCGAACTTCTTCTCGATGGCCGAGGGAACTTTCCCAGATGCCGCGTCCACAAGCTGCCCAGTGGCCTCTGCTATCTTCTCGGCCCATGAGCGATTCGCGCCTTGGGCCACGCCCCTCATAAGAGCGAGGTCAACAGCGTCCATCCCAGCATATGGCCCGTCTTGCACCCGAAGCTCTTCATCGCCCGCGCTGGCCTGGACTTGCGCCCGCTTCAGGCTACGCTGACTCTCCTGCACCTCGACGATGCTGGCCTTGACCTTCTCAAGCTCTTCGGCCTGAAGGTCAACTTGTTCGGTGACAGGGTCGAATCTGTCGCTAACGAACTGGTTTATTTCACCCAGTTCCCGACCAATCTTCTCCAGTTCATCAGACATGCTATGCACCTCTTCGCAATTTTCGACTAATGTCCCGCGCTATTGATAACAGCCGCTCGGTATTAGCGGACGACTCCTCGGTCTCTGGCTCCTGTGATTCTTCTGCGTCTTCGTGTTCCTTCAAGGCCGCTCTGATGACACAGTCCTCGTTGGCTTCCCAGCAAGGCTCCGGCTTCGTCTCGGCTTCTGGCTCGTCGCCTTCTTCTTCCTCTTCCTGCCTCTGCCTTATTTTCTCGTCGATATTATTATCGTCAACCTCCTCGGTGAGTAAGCCCTCCATCATCCGAGAATGAGCCTGCCGAACAGCGTCCGGGTCAGACGGCACCGACACGATTGACCACTCCAGAAGGTCGGAGCGGATATCGCGCTGGTTCCCGTCCTCGCCTTGTTCACTCTCCAGCGGGAGCCATGAGACTGACGCGGCCTGAAGGAAACCCTTGTCCCAAGCGTTGCGAACCCGTTCAGCGAAGGAGTCGTCGGCGAGGAACTCGAAGTCAACCTCAATCTTGCCGTCTGTATTAGTCATGCGGTTGGTGCGCCCGATGGGCAGACCCGCGCTCTCTGTCCTGCCACTCATGTCATGGCTCCAGAGAACGACAGGATTCCGCATATAGTTCTCTAGCTGCAATCCTGCGATGTCGAGGTCTGGCCCCTGCCTCGCCCGCTCGTTCACAAAAATGGTCGCCCGGTAGGCTCCCTGCTCCGGTGATTCCCGCCGCTCAAGGACTACCTCACGGCTATGAACTATCGCTTCAGCCATAGACTCCTCCTGACATGGCTCACAATCTGTGGCCCGTTTTGATGGCTCGAACAATGCCCCTTCATGGTCTCGGCAGTGACGCCGAGCCTGGGACGCTGTCCAGTCCTCGCTGGGATAGCGGTAGGACTGAAGCACCATCGCAGCGCCATCCTCGGCCAATCGGCCCATGATGGCATCCAACGGCCTAGCGCCGGACTTCCGGCGTACTCGCCTGAACGAACCCTTCCGAAAGTCGCCAGGGTCTCGGACTCTGCAAGCATGTTCGGTTGGATATGGCACAAAAAAACGCCCACCGATAAAGGGTGGACGTCTAAAGGGCGTCTCTGGAACGTGGGCGACTGAAGGGCGCTCTAATTATTCAGTTGTGTCAGTCTTAAACTCTACGCTCTCGTGTTCATACTTGTCAAGAAGAACGAGCGCGACATGGGTGCGACCATGCTTCCTCGACTGTATCTCTAGCAGATGGTCGCCCAGCTTCTCGGCCATGACTACTGGATTGCTAGGGCAGCATGAACAGTATATGGGGTGGGCCGGGATGGTGCGCTCCTTGCTCAACCTGCAACCTCCTTGAGCCAGACCGATGACTCTGCCTCTCCCTCTAGTTCATGCACCCTTCCCAAGTAGTCGCCCAACTGACCTACGAAGGCATCGTCGTCCTCGGCGAATATCCGAGGAACAAAGCTATATTGGACATCATCACGAAGCACAGAGACCATGCCTTCCACCTCTTTGTTCTCCTTGACGACACTCAGCAGATTCTCAACCACGGGGTCGCTCGTCGTATAGCCCCAGTCGGTTGGACTCCACTCCAGAGAGCCAATGGTGAGAATGTCCTCGCCTTCGCCTGACTTGCGAATCATGTACTCGGCCATGCCAAGACCTCCCGCTTCATTAACTTGCCCAGCAATGCTCGGATGGGGCCAGTGAAGCCGGGAACATCCACGAACTTCGCCGGGGTCTCCTTGATGAAATACTTCCTCATTATCTTCAGCATCACCGGGTCAGTATCTCCTAGCTTTTTCGGGTTAGTTATTGCGTACTTGAATGCCTCGGCTATGTATTCGCGGACGTTCTTCTTGGAGTAGTCGGTGACTGGCCTTACTATTCCAAGCTTCACCATCTCAAACCTCTCCTCGACTTCGGCCACAAAACCCTGCGCCCCCTTCCGGCCAAGGACTTCATTCAGGCGTCCCGCTCTAGCCGTAAGCTGATGGCCGAGTTCGTGGTGGGTTGCAAAGAAGGAATGGTGGTCGCTAACCCAGACCGCATCCTGACGATGTTTGTATACGCCCGCAGCAATATCGCCGTCGATTCTCAGGTGGCGGCTACTCTCTTTAACGACAGTAGTTCGCCTCTTGGTTTCGCCTAACATCTTGATAAGCTTCCTCGCAACATTGGGGCGCAGACTCTGGACGGTCTGGTGGGTTGCGTTCTCTGCGACTCTGACGGGTATGGCCCTTATTCCCGACGCCCGCTTAACCGCTGGCTGGAACCTACCGATGTCGATGTCTCCCTTGTCGGTGAGGTGAATGACCCCCTTCTCTGCCGTGGGGATGTCCGGCGTGGCCTCTGGCGCTTCTGGGGCCTCACCTATCTGGTCGCGTAACTCCTTCGCAGCCTCTTCGTCCTCGACGGGCAGCACGACGCACCGGCAATTGACGTTCTCTCTGGCCGACGAGCCTTGGCCGGGGGCTTCCATCTTGTCGAAGCCCACCTCGAACAGTTCGCCCGTCTTGCGTATCTGCCCAACCCCGGCTTGCTTGAACGACTCGACGCTCCCTTGGTTAGCTGCCGCCGTCATCTCCGTCCGCGCCACCCGCTCTGCCCGCCCGGTGGTCTGGAACTCCCTGAACTGTCGGAGCTTGGTCGCTATCTCGTCATTGCTCAAGCCCTTGGTGCTGCCCTCGCGCACAATGGTCATCACTGTCCCCTGAGTGCCGTCGGCGACGGTCTTGGCCCACCACTTAGCACGGGTCTGAATCCACGCCTGTACAGACCGGGCATTGATGTCGAAGTCCATGCCGAGAGTTCCCGGTGCCTGACGGCCCTTCTGGGGTGAATCGTGGACATGAGCGCCCGCGATGAGGGCAAGCATGAGATGCTTGCGGGACAGTGCTATGAACTGGGGCGTCCACTCGTCAGGACGGAACAGGGGAGCCGCCCGCGTCCCGGCTTCTGTCTGGCTCTCGAACTCTCGGATGATTGCGTTGGCTTGCTTGCGGAACAGGACTGAAACATCCCGCCGGAGAGCGTCGGTCAGCTTGTCTCGAACACGCTGTTGAGCGTCTCCAACAGCCCTTCCGACAGAGTTCCATTGTCGGACTCCCCCGCCGCCTCTGGCACTAAAAAAGGGGAGCGAGTGCTTGCCGTCCCTTCTGTCACTGACATGGCAGGCGATGGTGCAGCCACAGCAGGGGGCTTGTCCCCCCACTCCACTGGTTCCATCCCCAAGCCCAGGCGCACTTCGTTGATGGTCAGGACACCCGACCCGATGGCTGCGAGGGTTGGGTAGCTGATGACGTTATCAGTAGGTTCCAGCCCCATCTCGCCCCTGACCTCGTTTACGGTCAGGACGCCGGACTTGATGTAGGTGTCCCGGCGTCTAGCCTTCGCGTCCTCGTCCTCCTGTAGGGCTGGAACGCCAGAGGTGTCGAACCTAACCACCAGCCCTTCCTCGCCATACAACGGCAATAACATTTCGGTTAGCTCTTCCTCGTAGAAGGCCAACTGCGGGCCGATGCAGTCTTCCCAGAACGACTTGCGGGCCGTCAGAATATTGGCGTAGGTGGCCCGGCTCAGATCGTGGAGCATCGGAGTAGGCACGTTGAAGGCACGAGCCACGTCCTCGTTGCTCCAGCGCATGGACTCTAAGCTCATCATGTCCTTGGGTGAGAAGCCGAGGTTGCTGGCGGTCATGCCCTCGCTGAGTATGGCAGGACGTCGCGCCGCCTTCGGGCCAGCGTAACGAGATTCCCACCGCTGATAGAAGGCCACCACCTCTTCGTCCGTCGGGCTGTCGCTTACGCTAATAATCATGCCCGGTGTCGCGTCGTTGGCGAGGGCCGAGCGGTTGGTCTGTAGAGCGTCGATGCCCATGTCCACCGACAGAGCCACGGGCGCTATCGGGGACAAGCCACTGTACTCGTCCAGCGGGTTGAAGTAGCGGAACCAGACTATCTCGTCAGGGGCGAAGGCTCGACGGTCTGTATTCGTACCGTAGACAAAGCCCTTGATGTACTCCTCGGAGTCCGGCAGCACCTTCATCTTGTCGGGCCGTAGGGGCCATATCTCTTTGATGGCATTGCCCTCGCGCACTATGGCCCAGTAGGCTGAACCCCAGAGCGACAGATAGGTCTCCGTAGCCCGCCATAGGTCGCCACGAGTCCACCACCGGTTGACCCGGTCAAGCACGGCCTGAAGCGGGTGGTCTGGGGCTACCTTCTCAAGCCCGTCCTCGGTCTCCCGGTAGACGAACAGTGGCACCCTTGCGATGGCTTCCTGCCGGAGCTTGATAGCCGCGTACACGCTGACGCTCTGCGGGTAGTAATTCCCATATGAGGTCTTCGCCCACGAGTCGCCAATCCCCCACGACTTGGAGAGCTTATCAAAGAGAGAGCTACCCACCGGGTTGGCTCTCTCCCTACCCCGTAGGGCGTCCCACGCACCTGATACGTTGGTTCTTACACCCATACCTTTAGCTCCCCCCGACGTCCGCTGAACGTCATCGCCAGAGCGTCGGCCTCGTCAGGCGACTTGCTCATCTTGTCCTTAGATTCTAACATGAGCCGCTTGTCCGACTGAATACTATAACGACGGCTGGTTAGTTGTCCAACCAGGGCAGAGTCGTTAGGCAACCTGCCCCCCTGCACTACCCACTCCCGTAGCTCCCACCAGGACTCTGTCACTCGGTTGGCGAACCGCTTCGGAGCCTTTGCCTTCTCGCCACCCTTGAAGGCGACTATCTTAGTGCTGCCCATGCCCACCTCTCGGAGTCTGTCAGTAACGCCACCGCCCAGGCCAGTGTCGTCAACCACGACGGTATCGACCTTGTTGTCCTCGCAGTACCGGCCCAGCCATCCGGCTATCGTCATCAAATCCTTGCCCTGCGCCTTGTAGACCACCTCGGCCACATTGCCCTGGCGACGAGCTACCACCGTCTTGTCCCTGCCGAACCGGGCTACGTCGCAGCCAACCACCACCTCTCCCTCTGCCTCGACCTCTCGCGCCATCGACTCCCTCGCAAGCCATAGCGGCAGCAGGGCGTCGTCAAGCTCGTCGGGGAACTCACCCAGGATTGACCCCTGGTACATCGGGGAGTCCTCGCCCCACTCCGCTGCCCGGTCTGCCACATCCTCTGCCGTCACCATGCCCCTGACCACTGTGCGCCCCTCTTGCAGATTCGGGGTATCGAAAGCACTGATGCTGTACGTCGCCCAGTTCTCCCGGTTCTCGTGGTGGCTGGCGTAGAACGGCCCAGTGGTAGCGAATGGGTTGCCCACCATCAGCATGGTGTCGGGGTTGAGCCGGTACAGCGCGTTGATGCTGTCCTCGCTCATGGCGTGAGCCTCGGTGACAATGACCATTAGGCTCGGTGAGTGGAATCCCTGGAGGTTCCAGGGCCGGTCAGTCGAGAACCCCACGATGAACGTGGTCTCGTCTAGCTCCCACCTCGGAGACTCGAAGAGCCGCCCGCCCAGGATAGCCGGGGCCGAGCGATATGCGGCCCTCAACTCGTTGAAGATAACGTCGTCAACCTGACGATAGGTCGGCCCGGTGATGACCACCTTGGCCGGATAGTGAGCCGTGACCCACCAGAGCGCCATACGAGCGGCCAACCAGTCCTTACCGGAGCCGTTACAGCCCACGACAGAGACACGCCGGGAAGACCCGACGGCCTCGGCTATCTCAGTCTGTTTCCCGTACGGTCTCGCCCCCAGCGCGTCCGTTAGATAGAGCGTGGGGCTGGCCGTTATCCGCTGGGCCAACTCCATCAACTCCGTTATCGCCGTTGCCATTCGCTATGAACCTCGCTAACTCCATCAGACCCATACCCTCACCGACCTGGATGGTCTGCGTCCTCATGTCTATCAGTGGCCTGTCTGGGATGATGCCGTTGATAACGTCTATCTGCCGCATTATACGCAGCACCATCTTCGTCGCGGTCTCGTCAGTGTTGAGGGCTTGAGGCCACCACCGGAACAGGAGGGTCGTGTACCGCTCCATCTGGAGGGCGCGCATCTGGTCGGCCATGCCGGAGTACTTCACGGCGAGGTCGTTGAGGACGCGCTTGATCGACCGGTGAACCTGCGACCTATCGACGCCCAGGGTCTCGCCGATCTGCTTCTCGGTCGCCCCGCCCTTGTAAAGCTCCAGCATCTGATAGCGCCGGGTCTCAGCGGTGACCCTCATGGCCTTGGTCGGATTCAACCCCGGCTGTCTACGCTTCGGCATTGGCCCTAC